TAATACAACAGTTAAAAGCCCGTGGCATTGAGGTGAGTACTTACGAAAAAGACAATCAAGAGCAGCGCAAACAGATTGTAAATGAAGTAGCAAGTAAGGAAGAACTTTTGTTTAGGAACGATGATGGAATTGATGTCGTGAATGAGCGGTTTAATGAAGAGTTGGATAACTTAACAGAGGAGAATGCAGATAAAGTTACACTTTGGTTAGGAAAACCCTCAGATGTGTTGCTATCTTCAGGCATCGAAAATAAACCATTAAAGCTGTATGGCAATAAGGTTATCAAGAAAATGAAGAAGCATGGCTTTGCTTTGGATGAACTTCGAGATTTACCTAAGGCTGTGGCTGATCCTATTGCTGTGTTCGATAATTTGGGACGTTTTGGTAATCGTTCTATTCTTACTGAACTAACAACAGAACAAGGGAATTTCCTTGTAACTATAGATATGGGTAAGGGTGAAAAAGATGTTGATTTTAATATTGTATCTTCTGTTTTTGGTAAAGGTAAAAGTAAGATCGTTAGTTGGATAGAGAGAGGTCTTGCCACCTATATAAACAAAAAGAAAGTCTTAAATTATCTGCACCACTCCGCACCAATTGCGGAAGCCCTCAGTAATTCAAGACTTTCTTCTGCTGCAAATATAGTGAAAAATTTTGAAAATCCAACTAATAGTTCAGAAAAAGTTTTAGATAGAAAAACTACTCAAGCTGAGGAAGTTGCAGAAAAAGAGCGTCAACAAATGGTTGAGCGTGCTAATGAACTTGCAGAGACCTTACATCTTGATAATGTAGAGATAGTTACCGATGCTAGCACTTTAGAGGGTAAGAAAGCAAAGGCAAAAGGATTCTACTCAACAAGCACAGGTAAGATAACTATTGTTATTCCTAATCATAGTAATATTGCAGATGTGGAGAAAACATTGCTCCACGAAGCAGTTGCCCACCATGGTTTGCGTAAACTCTTTGGCGAGCACTTTGATAACTTCCTTGATAATGTGTTTAAAAATGCAAGTGAAGATGTTAGACGTGAAATAGTAAAACTTGCTGCAAAGAATAAATGGGACTTCCGCATAGCAACAGAAGAATATCTTGCTAGTCTTGCTGAAGATACAAACTTTGAAAAGATGCCAAATGGACTTTGGGATAAGGTTAAACGTTTATTCTTAGACATGTTACGTAGCGTTGGTTTGCTAAAGCAGAAAGATGGAGAATTGAACGATAACGAGTTGCGCTATATTCTTTGGAGAAGTTATAAGAACTTGAAAGAGAAAGGTCAGAGCAATAGTATATTGAACAAAGCTGAAGACATCGCAATGCAACACAGATTAAAGGTTGGCAATTACTCTGAAAGCACAGATAAAGAGGTACGCTTTAGAGATGGAGAACCTCAAAGCAAAGAGCGTGTGAGCGCAGCCGAGCGTTACGAACAACGTGTAAGTCGCTCAATGTTCCAAAGTCAAGAAGCCTTGCAAGATAGTATGTTAGGACTAAAAGAAGCTATGGACGCTATAATGAGAGCAGAAGGTAAAGAGATGTATATGGAAGATATTGAGGGCTTTGAAAATGCTTATTTAGGAGAAAATAGATTGTCTTCAGTTAATCAAGCTGAAACTGAAGCCTTTGCACATCTTGTATTCAAACCAATGCTTGACGAAGTTGCTAAACTTGCGAAGAATGATAAAGAACGTTCTGAACTTACAGACTATATGATGGCTAAACATGGTTTGGAGCGTAATGAGGTGATGCGTAAAAATGCTCTAGAAGAAATCATAAATAATGAGAAGTTAAGTGATGCGCAAAAAAATGCACGTGCAAGTATTGCAGAGCATCGTGATTATGCAGGTCTTACAGCGTTGACAGATGCAAATAGCGTAGAAGAAGCGGAGAGCGAAGCACGCAGAATGGTTGAAGAGTATGAGCAGAAACACGATACCACAAACCTATGGGATAAAGTAAATACTGTGACTAAAGGAATCTTATCAAAGAGTTATGAGTGTGGTATGATGAATAAGCAGACATACGAGAAAGTTAGAGATATGTATCAATTCTATATTCCACTTCGTGGCTTTGATGAAGAAACAAGCAGAGAGGCTTATGCTTATCTCTCACATGGTCAGAGTGCATTTAATGCTCCTATCAAAACTGCAAAGGGACGTTCGTCTAAGGCTGATGATCCTTTTGCAAATATGCAAAGTATGGCAGAAAGCGCAATAATGCAAGGAAATAGAAATGTATTGGTAAAGCAAAAGTTCTTGAACTTTGCTCTTAATCATCCTAGCGATCTTGTAAGCGTGAATGCGTTATGGTTGAAATACGATGATGTAAAAGAAGAATGGAGACCTGTGTTCCCTGATAATATTGAGGAGACAGATACTGCAGATGAGGTTGAGAAGAAAATTCAAGACTTTGAACAGCGTATGGCAGAACTTGCAAAGCAAGACCCTGAGAGATACAAGCATGGAAAAGATACTGAAAACATTCCATATCGTATTGTAGAGAGCAGAGATTTAAGACAACATCAAGTTGTAGTGAAGCGTAATGGTAGAGATTATGTGTTGACTATTAATGGAAACCCACGTGCAGCACAAGCACTTAATGGATTGACTAATCCTGATAATGATGTTTCAGGCGCAATTGGCGCAATTCTCAATTTTGGTGAAAAGATAAACCGCCAATTAAGTGCGTTCTATACTACACGCAATCCAGACTTCGTTGTGTCTAACTTTATTCGAGATATGCTCTACGCTAATTCCATAGTATGGGTAAAAGAACGACCTAACTATGCATTACGTTTCCATCGTAATATAGGAAGGTGTAATCCTGCTCAAATGAAGATCCTTTTATCTAAGCATAAAAAAGGAGAGTTGGATATGAATAATAGCTTAGAGCACATGTTCCATCAATTTATAATGAATGGAGGAGAGACTGGTTATGCAAATGTGAGAGACATCGAACAGCATAAAAATGATATTCAAAGAGAATTAAAGCGAGCAAATGGAAAGATAGGAATAAAAAGATCTCTTAGCCTGCTTGGAGAAAAATTAGACGAATATAATCGTGCGGTTGAAAACTGTGCTCGTTTTGCAGCCTTCCTTACATCTCGTGAGATGGGTAGAACCATAGACCGATCTATTTATGATGCAAAAGACATTTCTGTGAACTTTAATAAGAAAGGTAGTGGTGCCAAATTTATGAAAGCAACAGGGCAGACAAAGATAGGAAAAACTAGTGCGTTTATTTCTGGAATAGGAAGAAGTGGATATGTATTCTGGAATGCAGCAATACAAGGAACAACAAACTTTGGAAGGCAGTTTAAACGACACCCTGCTAAAGCATTTACAGCATCTGCTACTATGTTTATACTTGGTGCTTTGATAGCTGGAATGGGAATGGGAGACGATGGTGATGACGATAAGAATAGCTACTGGAATTTACCTGAAAGTGTTCGCAGGAGCAATATCTTATTCAGAGTAGGAGAGCAATGGGTTTCTATACCACTTCCTGTTGAATACCGTTCGATATATGGAATGGGTGAATTAATGGTAAGTGCAATGAGCGGAAAAGAACATTTCACAAATTCTGAATTAGGTAAGGCTATTGCAGGACAAGTAACACAAATCTTGCCTATAGACTTTTTGGAAGGTGAAGGAGGCGTGAAAGCATTTGTTCCTAGTGCAGTCAAACCTTTTGCTGAAGTAATATCTAATAAAGGATGGACGGGAATGCCTATCTATAAAGATACTCCTTATAATAAGAATATGCCTGAATGGACAAAAACATACAAGAGTGCGAATAAATATCTTGTCGGTCTTGCTAAAACACTTAATGAAGTAACAGGAGGCGATGCTTATACAAAGGGGTCTGTAAATATCAACCCTGCACAAATAGAGTATCTGCTTAATGGTTATTTTGGAGGAGTATCTAACACAATTGATAAACTCACGAAAAGTGCTGAGACTATCGCTGGTAAAAGAGACTATGACCCTAAGAGTTTCTTATTGCTAAACCGAGTACTAAAAAGTGGAGATGAGCGTACTGAAGAGCGTGCTATCAATAGAGAATATTACAGACTAAAAGAGGAATATGAAATATTGAGAGATAGACTAAAGAATTATGAAAACGACACAGATAATGGAGTTTTCGATTTTTCTGAGAAAATAAATTTCCTATATAACTCTCCTGAATATGCACGATACGAAATATTTGAAGATTATCGAGAAGACATTGAGAGTTTGTACAAGGAGCTTAAAGATGCAATGAGCGATGAAGAAAGAGCGGAAATAGAAGTAGAACTTACAGGATTGAAAAAACAGATGATAGAAGAAATGAATAGCACACGTAAATAGTTAAACCCATGATAGTGTAGGCTATGATTAACTTTGTAGCCACACTATTTAATATATTCAAGATATGCAGACAGTAACAAAACAGAAATCCAAACTAAAACTATTGCGGATGAGCCGTATTGCACCAAGTAATAGTAGCGATGAAATGGATAGCGTAGCTTTCCGTTCGCAGAGCTTTGGGAGTCGCAGAGCATTTGACATTCTGATGGAAGCGCAACAATTCTGGAACCAGATGGATCAATTTCGTAAAGACAGACAGCGCAATAAACGATATACGTATGGAGATCAGTGGGGCGATGTTATATGTGTTGACGGAAAATCCATGACAGAAGAAGAATACATTAGACAGCAAGGAAGTGTTCCATTGAAAAACAACCTTATTCGTAGACTTGTGCGTAATGTGCTAGGCGTGTATCGTTCACAATCGAAAGAACCTACATGTGTTGCAAGAGATAGAGACGAGCAAAAACTAGGAGAAACTATGTCTACCATTTTGCAATGTAATATGCAGCTCAACAGAATGAGCGAGGTATATGCACGCACAATGGAAGAGTTTCTTATTTCAGGCTTTATTGTACATCGTAAGAGTTATGGTTGGCGCAATGGAAAAGAAGACTGTTGGACGGACTATGTGCAACCAAACAATTTCTTTATTGACAATAATATGCGTGACTTTAGAGGTTGGGATGTTGGCTGCTTAGGTGAAGTTCACGATATTAGCTTTGGACAGCTGTGCGAACAATTTGCAGAATCACATGAAGATTATCAAAGATTAAAAGAGATCTACAAGTGGGCAACAAACAAACAATATCTTGCTAGTTATGCAGAGCATTTTGGTTATAGTAAACTAAACAACTATGACTTCTTATTTACAAGTGAACCTGGAAGGTGTAGAGTAATTGAAGTATGGCGCAAAGAACAGAAGCCTCGTTATCGTGTACACGATTATCAAAATGGTGATGTATATAAGATTGATGAAGCAGACTTTGAAAAAGAAGTTACTCTTGTCAATCAACAACGCATGCAGATGGCAGAAGAGGCAGGAATGCCTTTTGATGAAGTACCATTAGTAAAAGCTACTTGGTTTATGGACGACTATTGGTATTTCTACTATTTGTCACCATTTGGAGATGTTCTAAAAGAAGGTGAAACACCTTTTGAGCACGGTAGCCATCCATACACTTTCAAAGCATATCCATTTATAGACGGAGAGATACATTCATTTGTAGCAGACGTGATTGATCAACAGAGATACACCAACCGTCTTATTACCATGTACGACTGGATCATGCGTGCAAGTGCTAAGGGTGTATTGTTGATGCCTGAGGATAGTTTGCCAGATGGTGTCAGTATGGAGGATATTGCAGAGAATTGGGCAACATTCAACGGGGTAATTTTGTATAAGCCTTCAAGGAACGGTGGAATGCCACAACAGGTAGCAAATAATTCTACCAATATTGGTATTTCAGAGTTACTCAACTTACAACTAAAATTCTTTGAGGATATATCAGGTGTAAATGGAGCATTGCAAGGTAAGCCTGGTTATTCTGGTACGAGTGCTGCTAAGTATAGCCAAGAGGCACAAAACGCAACAATGTCACTTCTTGATATGTTAGAGTGTTTCTCTTACTTCGTAATTGATGGAGCATACAAGGACGTAAAGAATATTCAGCAGTTCTATGATGAAAAACGAGTTTTCAATATTGCAGGTAAAGCAGGAGCGCAAATTGAATATGATCCTAAGAAGATTAGAGATGTAGACTTTGATTTATCTATCACAGAAAGTACTGCAACGCCAGCATATCGCCAACTTGCAAATGATGTGCTAATGCAACTATGGCAAGCTCAAGCAATCTCTGTAGAACAATTACTAGAGCATGGCAGTTTCCCATTTGCAGACCAATTACTACAAAGCATACAAGCACAGAAGGAGCAAATGCAACAAGGACAAGCTCCTCAAGGTATTTCTCCTGAGTTAATGCAACAAGCACAACAAGGAGCAAATATGCAGGCTGTAAACCAACTACATCAGGCAATAACAGCATAATAAAGATAAAAGGCGTAGGAATAAATCTTACGCCTTTACTTTTTATCTCTTTTTGTTCACACCCTTTCGGATATTCTCTATTGCTAACGGATCATTTGTTAGCGTTGCTATTCCATCAAGATTTTGACTTAACCTTTGTTTTGCGTTGTACTCTTCCTTCATACCATGCATAATATTGTTTTTTCTTTAACTCAATTACAGATGTAGGCATCTTTGCAGACCCATTCTTGTATGGTGTTGCATAGAAACATTCTTTCTCCAAATCAGTAACAGAAGCTTTGTGGCTAATATAGCCTTTGTGCTTTAGTTTGCGGAAGTTGTATCTATCCATAATCAGGATTGTATTCTTTACACCTGGCATAACATAGAAACGTTCTCCATTCTTTTCGTGTGCCTCGTCCGCTTTTCTTACTGCTTCACGATAACGGAGGTAGGCTCTTAACTTTTTAAATACATTCATTGTCTGTAAAATTATAAAATGAAACTTATATTATAT